AGGAGGTCGTCGAGAAGTCATGGCGCACCAATCAGGTTAAGAAGTCTTGACCGCTGCCGAGATCATCTGCAATTGGCGTGAGAATCCCCTCTCGTTCGCTTACGAAGAACTGAAATTCACTCCCGACAAGTGGCAGGAGGAGGCCCTGCGCGTATTCCCTTCGCAGGACGCCGACAAGATGCGGCTGAGTCTGCAGGCCTGCACGGGGCCGGGCAAGACCGCGGTGATGGCCATTATGGTCCTAAACTTCATGGCCTGCTATGCCCGCAAGAATGAACACCCGAAGGGATTGTGCGTCTCGATCACCCAGGACAACCTGCGTGCCAACCTGTGGCCGGAACTGGCGAACTGGCAGAACAGATCAGAGTATCTGAAGCGCAAATTCGTCTGGGGCAAGGAACGGTTCTACAACGTCGACCACCCCGAGACGTACTTCATGGAGGCACGGACGTGGTCCAAGAAGGCTGACAAGGAGGCCCAGGGCCGCACGCTCTCAGGCCTCCACGCGCCGTTCGTGCTGGTGGTGATGGATGAAGCGGGTGACATTCCCGTGCCGATCCTGAGATCCGCAGAGCAGATCTTTTCCACGTCGTTTGAGTGGGCGAAGATTCTCATGGGCGGCAATCCCACATCACTGGAAGGCTGTCTCTACCATGCGGCCAGCCATGCGCGGAAACACTGGTACATCATCCGAGTTACGGGAGATCCCAACGATCCGATGCGATCACCGCGCGTCAACCTGGCCAACGCGAAACTCCAGATTGAAACCTACGGCCGGGACAATCCCTGGATCAAGGCCACAATCCTTGGGCAGTTCCCGGATGCTTCGATCAACGCCCTACTCGGCATTGAGGACGTTCAGGCGGCTATCGATCGCGTGATTGAACCGCATCTCTACGAATGGGCAGAGAAGCGGCTCGGTGTGGACGTGGCGCGATTCGGTGACGATCGCTCGGTGATCTTCCCGCGGCAGGGTCTCTACTGTCCTCCACGCCCAGTGCCGATGCGGAATGCCGATACCGTGGCGATTGCGGCCCGGGTGGCGGGGGCAGTGGCGAAGTGGGGTGGCGGCCATCGATCTCTGGTTCCGATCTTCATCGACGACACGGGTCACTGGGGTCATGGTGTGTTCGATATCCTGAACAACGGCGGGTACACTGCCTTTCCGATCACCTACCATGCGCCGGCGACCGATCATCGGTTCAAGAACGTCACCACCGAGATGGCATTCCGCAAGGCGGACTGGGTTAAGAAGGGTGGCAAGCTGCCCAACATCCCAGAGCTCGTGACCGAACTGACTGCCCGTACTTACACGATTCTCGGCGGCAAGCTGGTGCTGGAAGACAAGGGGCTGGTGAAAGCCAGGCTCGGGTATTCGCCGGACTATGACGACGCATTGAACAACACGTTCTTTCTGCCTGATGCTCCGATGGAACAGTATCCTGGAGAATTGGGCCAGAGCTCTGTGGCCAAGCACGATTTCGACCCCAACGCCGGGTAGTGTCAAAAATAAATCATACAATCCCTTGACTGTGGAAAACTCTTGTGTCAAGTTCCGCGCATGCCTGTTGCGGAAAAGACACGTATTCAGACCAAATTTGCACGGGAGCCATTCGCATCGTTCTTCGAAGAGGCCAAGCCTCTATTGGTCCAGCATTTCGAAGAGATCTCCGCATTCCAAGACATTCCTCTCGATCCCAACATCGAACGCTACCTGGAGATGGATGGGGAGGGGCTTCTTCGGATTTACACTGCTCGTCAAGACGGCCTGCTGATTGGCTATGCCGTCTTCTGCATGGCATATAACCTGCACTACCGCAGCAGCCTGCAGGCCCACCAAGATGTGCTCTTCGTGCATCCGTCTTTCCGAAACTTCCGAAATGCTTACCGGCTGATCAAGCACACCGAGATCGCGCTGCGTGAGGAGGGTGTCCAGATAGTGACACACCATTCCAAGCTGGCTCACCCGGCGTTGCACGCGATCCTGCATCTGATGGGATACGTGGACCTGGATATCACCCAAGGAAAGCGCCTCGATCTGTGAGCCAGACTGTGGCAGTGGTCTTCGGTGGTGCTAAAGCGAATGCGCCAGGGAAACATCCGCTCATTCGAGACGTCGGAGTGGTGGCGGCTGGCGTGGGCGCCGGGCTGCTGCTCAACAAGCTACTGGCAGGGGGTGTCCCGAAGCCACCAGCGACCACCCCTCCTGCGGCTCCCACTGTGCCAAAGCCTCCCACGACAGTGGCGGCGCCGGATCTCACCGCAGGAACCAAGGGGCCTGGTGTTAAGACAGGCCGTAATTCCACGATCATGACGAGTCCATCCGGGCTCGGATCGATTTCTCAATCCAACGTGCAGACTAAGACTCTGCTGGGGCTCTAAGTGAAACTGGCTTCATACCGGGACGTCGCGGATAAGACCACGGGACTCACCAAACGTGAGAAGTACGGCATCATGCAGGCCGAGATGCTCAACGACCGCTCGACGTTCCGAGTTCACTGGTCGGAACTGGCCAAGATGGTCTCGCCGCGGCGCACTCGCTGGTTCGTGGATGACAAAAACAAGGGTGACCGCCGGAACCAGAACATCATCGATACCACCGCCACTCTGTCACTGCGAACTCTGAAAGCAGGAATGCATGCCGGCATGACGTCTCCGGCGCGGCCCTGGATGAAGCTGACGATCCTCGATCAGGATATGGCCAAGTACGGTCCTGTCAAAAGCTGGTTGCACGAGGTCACGCGTAGAATGCTGGCGGTGTTCGCCAAGTCGAACATCTACAACGTGATGCCCATGATGTATGGGGACGCGGGATTGTTTGCATCAGCGGCCGTGGGCATTCTCGAAGATGAGGAGTCGGTACTCCGCGCCTATTCCTATCCGATCGGATCCTTTGCCATGGCATTGAATGAGCGCGGCCTGGTGAACACGTTCTATCGGGAATACCCGATGACGGTGTTTCAGCTGGTCGAGAAGTTCGGTGTGATTCCGGGAACCAACGATATCGACTGGAGGAACCTGTCACAGACGGTCAAGACACTCTGGGATCGAGGGCAGTACGGTACCAATGTGCCGGTCGATTGGATGGTGACGCCGAACATGGATTACAACCCGCGCATGCTCTCCGGGAAGTACAAGAAGTTCGCGTCCTGTTGGTATGAGCAAGGGTGCAACGAAGGAAAGTTCCTTCGAGAGCAGGGCTTTGATGAGTTCCCGATCATCGCGCCGCGGTGGGACGTTACCGGTGAGGACACCTATGGCACGGACTGTCCGGGCATGTCGACACTCGGCGCCATCAAGGGCCTGCAGCAAGCGAAAAAAGAGGGAGGCAAGGCCCTGGCGAAGATGGTTTCGCCAGCACTCCAGGCTCCCGTCGAATTGAAACAGTCGTCCATCTCAATGCTGCCCGGCAACATCACGTACACTGCGGACGGTCCCGGCCGTCAGGGTATTCGGCCTCTGCACGAGGTCAACGTGGCGCTGGACAAACTCGAGTTGTGGAATCAGCAGGACCGCGACCAGATCAAGGATGGGTTCCTCGTGAACTTCTTCCTCTCGATGCTTTCCACAGAACGCGGTGAGATGACGGCCACTGAGGTGGAACAGCGCGCGCAGGAGCGGTCTCTGATCCTCGGGCCCACTTACGAGCGGTTCAACGATGAAGGGTTCGATCCACTTGTCGATCGCACGTTCGCGATCATGGATCGACGGGGATTCATTCCCGATGCGCCTCCTGAGCTCCATGGCGTCTCGCTCAAGGTCGAGTACACCTCGATTATGGCCACCGCCCAGCGCCTCAGTGGCATTGTCGGCGTCGACCGCCTGCTGACGACCGTGGTGAACGCGGCGCCGGTGTTCCCCGATGCACGGCACTACGTGGATATCGGTGCTGCCATTGAGGAGATTGGCGATATCCTCGACATCAATCCCAAGATTCTGGTCGATCCCGATGTCGCCGCCCAGAGCATTGCTCAGGAGCAACAGATGCTCCAACAGCAGCACGCCGCGGATGTCGCGGCGAAGTATGCGGGATCCGCCAAGGATCTCAGCCAATCCCCAACCACTGGAGACAATGCTCTGGCGCAACTGGTCACGGGCATTCGAGGTATCCAATGATCAAACTCAAGAATAAGTTTCTCCTGTATAAGTTTCTCCTGTATCTGTTGCTCGGCTTGCCTTTGCTGGCAGGACTGGGCCAAACCGCTTACGCGCAGACCTGCTCGGTGTCGAGTTCCAAGACAGCGGCCGGCGTGGGCACAACCGCCTGCTTTGTGAAGGCGGGCAATCAGCTGGTGATGTCCATCACCGGGACGTGGGTGGCCACCAACCAGATCCAGATGAGCGTAGACGGCCAGGTGACCTGGCGCGTGGTCGGCCCCAATTACACGGCCAACGTGCAGGTCAAGACCGGTGTTCAGCAGCGGGATGTCTGGTTCCGCTGGTTCCCCTCGGCGTTCACGTCCGGGACGATCGCCTACACCCTGGCGGATCTCTCGCTTCATACCGGCAAGTACGCTTACACCAACGTGCCCTTGGCATTCCCTTACACCGCAAATGGGGCGTCGGCAGCGTTCTCGGTGACGCTGGAACCGATCACCGACGTCTACGTTCAGACTGTCTGCCATGCCACTGCGATTGGCTATCTGGTCGGAACCACGGGTGGAACCACCAAGGTCATCGCGATCCTTCGGGATAGCAAGGGTGAGTTGCTCGGCAATTCGCTGGTCGCGGGTACGACCTTGGGAACGGCCAGCACCATCCAGGAGTTGAGTCTTCTGGTTCCCGTCGATCTTCCCGCTGGGCGGTATTACGTTTCCTTCCAGGGAGATGCGGTCACCGGGCACCTGCAGAAGATGGCGACGTCCACGTTCGTCGACGTCACGGCCTCAGAGTTGACGTCGGTATTCGGAACCATTCCGCGGTTCATTGCGCCACCCACGACATTCACGGCGGCCAAGGGACCATTCGCGTTCATTCGTTGCACGAGCTAAGGAGGGACTGTGAGCGGCAGGGATAACGGTGACAACGCAGCAGACCGGAACCGAGTTGAAGCCAAGCGGGATGTGTCCGAACGACATTCCGAGGTTTCTCTTGCGGCCTGGCGTGAGTCTGCCGCCCTTGCAGCATGCCGCAAAGCACTATGGGAGGTTCTGGTCTACTGCAAAACGTTTAATTCTGTCGTGGATCCGGAGGCGAACATGACCTTCGTCAACGCCGGCAAGCAGGACGTGGGCCACTTCATCATGGCAAAGATCGCGGAGGCCGATCCTCAGCGTCTGTTCCAGATGATGACCGAGGCCCAGCAGGACGAGAAACGCCAGAAGCTGGAGCACAAAGCAGCCCAAAGGACAGCCAAGGAGAAATCCGAGGCTGAAGACAATTCATGAAAGGAATTCTATGAGCACGATCACACCACCGCCCGCGGCGCCTCCCGTAGAGACGCCTCCGGTAGTAACTCCTCCAGTGACGCCTCCCGCGGGAACACCGCCGGCGGCGCCGCCATCGGGGACTCCACCGGCAGCACCGATTGTTTATGACCTGAAGATTCCCGAGGGTTCTCGGGCGATCCAGGCCGACGTGGACCAGATCCTTGCCTTTGCGAAGGAGAAGAATCTGCCCAACGATCAGGCTGTCCTGCTTCTCGACCAGCGCCATGCGGCCTACGAGGCTGCGGAAGTGCGGGCCAAAGAAGTGACCGACGCCAATATTGCGCTCTGGCAGGAACAACTGAAGGCCGACCAGACTCTGGGCGGCGCCAAGTATGCCGAGACCAGCATTGCCGTCAAGACCGTACTGGACCGAGTTCTGCCCGAATCCACGCCCTTTGGTAAGGAGTTGCGCGAGAGTCCCGCTTATGCGGCGATCTCGGCGTATCCGCCACTGGTTGCGGCATTCGCGGCACTGGCACAAATCATGAAAGAAGACAAGGGTCTGGGTGGTGCTCCTCCTGCCGGAGGGGGTGGCGAGGGCACACCGAAGTCTGACGAGGCGATCTTCTTTCCTAACCGAGTCTAAGGAGTCCCCTCATGACAGTATTGAATTCTGCTTATCCGACGCTGCTGGACCAGGCCAAAACCCTGGATCCCAATGGCAGCACCGCTCGATTCGTCGAGCTTCTCAAGGCCAGCAATCCGATTCTCGAAGACATGGTGGCGATCGAGGGCAACCTGCCCGGCGGCCATCGTTCGACGGTCGAGACGTCTTTGCCTCCCGCTTACTGGCGTTCGTACAATCAGGGTGTGATTCCCGGCAAGGGAACCACGGCCCAGATTGATGAGCAGGCCGCGATGCTCGAAGCCTGGACCATCATCGATGCCAAGCTGGCCAACTTCGGTGGCAACAAGGCCCAGTTCAGCATGCAGAAGGGACGCATGCAGCTGGAAGGCATGAATCAGGAGATGGCCTCCACCCTGATCTACGGAAACGCGGGAGTGTCGCCCAGTGAATTCACCGGCTTTATGCCGCGCATGTCTTCGCTGACGGCTGGCAATTCCCAGAACGTGATCAATGCCGGCGGAACCGGCGGTGACAACGCGTCGATCCTCGTCATCCGATGGGGCGATGGTGTTCACGGGTTCTTCCCGAAGGGATCCTCGGCCGGCGTCAAGCATTTCGACCTGGGCGAACAGATGGTCCAGAACGCTAACGGCGTCACGGGCGCGCTGATGAAGGCTTTGGTCGATCAGTGGACCTGGGACATCGGTCTGGCCACTCCGGACTGGCGCCACATGGTTCGCATCTGCAACATCGATGTGTCGAACCTGACCAGCAACACGACTCCCGCGGATCTGATCGAACTGCTGGAGCATGCGCTGGAATGCCTGCCCTTGGGAGACGGCCGTGACGTGATCTACATGAACCGCACGGTGGGCCGATTCCTTCGCAAACAGGTCCGTGAAAATGTGACCTCAGGCGGCGGCTTGACGTTCGATAACGTGGCGGGCAAGCGCGTCATGTTCTTCGACGATGTGCCGGTACGCCGTCTAGATTGCATGCTGAACGCGGAGACTGTCGTCACCTAGACGTGGTCGGTAACAGCCTGAACTCCCCTCCGATGTGGAGGGGAGACCCAATCTCAAATCTCTAAGGAGTAACGACCATGTTGAAAGATATCCTGCTTCAAGTCGCAACCGCGCAAGCCATCACCGTCGACACGCCACTGTTGGGCATCATCGATCTGGAAGATCTGGCACTGGCCCGCCACATTGGAACGGGTGAGCCGATGTGCTTTGCCATCAGTGTCGCGGTGGCCGCCGATCACACGTCCGGCACTGAGACCTACACGTTCATCCTGCAGCAATCGGATAACGCGGATCTCTCCAGTGCGGACAGCATTCTCCAGCGCACGATCGATTACACCGATCTGGCTCTGGGCCATCTGGAGTACATCCCGATTCCTCCGGGCTGGCCTCGCAAGCGTTATCTCGGCATCTATGCCGATGTGAGCGCCAGCGACACGCCAACGGTTACCTTGAACTGCTGGCTGACGCTGCAGTCCATGATCGAGGATCGTCAGTATTTCCATACTGCATCCGCGATTCTGTAAGGGTTTCGTCCAGGCCTTCTCCTTTCACCTGGGCGGATGGCAGGGGCGGCACTCTCCCTTCCGGAGTGCCGCTCCTCGTTAACTGAGGACTCGAGATGCCACTGACCTTAGACAAAGCTCCAGTGACCCGTCCGTTCTTTCCGGATCAACCGGCGAACACGGTGGTGGAGTCTGTCCCGTGGGAGGTGTGGTTCCGGCAGCTGAAGCGGAAGTTCGACACGGTGGCTTCGGCCACAGTAGCGGCCACACAGGTCATTCGTGAGGGCAGCCACTCGGGCCGTGTGGCGCTGAATCCTGCCGACTATCCTCACACGCTATATATCGAAACAGATCGCAACCGGATCGTGTACGAGTCCGATGGAGCTCACTGGCACTGGTTTGCCGGGACGATGGCGACCACGCTGGGAGTGGGTATTGCTCTGCTCGGCGCCACTCTCGGGAGCTTCGACACGGGTCTGCTGGCCTACGATGCGGCTTACGATCGCACTTTCAAATGGACGGGCTTGGTGTTTCTGGAGATCAACGCGCGCGACCGCTCGATCCATATGTGTGCTGAGACTCCAGAGTCCGCGGGGTATGCACTTTGTGATGGCTCCTCCGTCACACGGTCGAGGCCGGATGGATCAACGTACAGTTGGGCCACGCCAAATCTGTCCGGCCTTTATCCGAAGTTCGGGAGTGCCTACACGGGAATGCCCAATGCGGCTGTACCTCCGACAATCCACGCCTCGATTCCCGCCGGCACTCTCACGCACCACCATGCGGTCGATATCGATTCGGGTGACGCCAAGGATGATGGCGGTGATCCCTGGAAAGTGATCTACACCGGAGATCTGACGCACCGGCACAACATCAGCGACCAGCTGACGGGCCCGGCGTTTGATGACATGGAAGCACCGTGGTCATTTACCGGGGCCATCTCGGGATCTGGCACTGGCACACTGGGTGGTTCGGCCACCATCGGCGGATCTGCGGTTCTGCCGGCGCATTCCCACATCACGGGATCCAACGTCGGGATCCAGAACCCGGAGCTCGACGGGGAGCCGTGGGTTCCCGTCCTGGGCGCGGATGTTTCGGGTTCGATTTCGGGAGCTACCGATAGCGTCGACATCTCGCACGGCCATTCGTTTTCTGCAGCTGGCGGTACAGACGCATCTCCAGGCGGTCTGGTGATGGCTCCGCTCTTCGAATACCCCACTGCTGAAGTGGCGCTCGTGCATACTCACGGTTTTACAGTTTCAGGTTTCACCGACGCGGGCGGTGGTTCTCACGCTCACGCGGTCGGTGGCAGCTTCGCAGGATCCGGCCCAGTGACCGGAGCGTCCGGTGTCTGGATTCACTCGCACTTCGTCGAGGGCCACACCGATGGGATCTATTGTGGATCTCCAGTGCCAATCGACATTTCCGGCATCACGGTCGACACCTCGGGGTTGACGGTCGACGTCAGTGACTTCGTTTTCACTGCGGCGGATTCGGTCGACCACCATCACCACATGACGGGAGAAACCGAGACCGGCATGGATGAATTCTCGCTCGACGGAGCTCCGCATCACCACAACACCACCGGGGACACCGCGGACTCTGTCCAGGCATCTCCGATTGCACTGACGGCCACTGCCGACGCCGATGCTCAAATGGCCAACATGATCCTGAAGGGGTATATCAGCTTATGAATATCAAACGATTACTTGCGGTTCTGTTTGTTGTGGGGCTGCTGCCTCTTGCCGGATTCGGCCAGACCACCGGAGTGGTGGATAACGTCCCGATCGTGAGTCCATCGGCTTACCACATCTCGATACCCTCGATGCAGGGTGTGGGCAAATCGCAGTGGTACCGGGTCAACCAATATGGCGTGTACGAGCATGAACTGAACTGCAGCCTGAGTGGAACGCTTTCCGTGCTCTCGATCAATCTGGAGGGATCCAACGACCAGACCGATGCGGGAGCCACGGTCATCGGTTCATCCACCGATACCACTGGCTGCCATGTGACTGGCTCTGGGAACTACTCTTACGTGCGAGTCAACATCACGGCCTCGACAGGAACGGGCCGGGTATTTCCGGCCTGGACGGGAACGACTGCCAACGGAACCGGTGGTGGGGGAGGTGGTGGCGGGGGTGGTGACGTCAACATCACCCAGATCAATGGGAACACGGTCAACCGCGGCTTGGGTGCGGCGGGTACGGGAACGATACGCGTAGCGACAGCCTCAGATTCATCCATTGCAACAGTGGGTGCAGTCACGGCGATCACGAACGCGTTGCCGGCCGGAACCAACGTCATCGGCCACGTCATCACCGATCTCGGTTCTGTAGCAGCAATCACGGGCGCGAAGGGCAACAACACTGCTATTCCCAGCACTACCAATCTCGGAACGCTGCCATGCGTGGCAACGACCGCGGCGCCGACCTACACCAATACGTACCAGGTGGCCTGCTCGACGGATCTCGCGGGAGCCATGCGGGTCAGCGTCGTCTCTGGATCCGCCGGCAACGGAGCGGCCTCTCCCACGGCATCAGCCGTTCCTTCCGATGCCGACTACCAGGGCATCAATGTCGGTGGCACCTTGCGCGGCCAGACGGGCACCAACACCAGCGGCTCGATCTATGCGGCGGACGTGAACATCGCGGCGGCTCCGGCGATGGTGTACAACGCCACGCAGCCCACAAAAACGGACGGACAGACGTTCCCAGACTTCCAGTTGACCAACCGCGGTGAATTGAAAGTGGCGCCGGGCGTCTCGGGCTTTGCAGTGACCTCCACGTCCAGCATCACCGACTGCGCGACAGAAACGACGGTGTGCAGTGCGCCCGTGCCCATTGGGGCGGTGTATTACAGTTCGCCCACGGCTCTCACCAATGGCCAGGTGGCGTATCCCTTGCTCGACACCGACCATCGCCTGACGACCAACATCGGCAAGATCAATGGCGTGACGCCACTGATGGGAGCGGGCAACACGGGCACAGGTTCGCTGCGGGTGACGGTGGCCAGCGACCAGGTGACGATCCCGGTCACGATCCTGCCCGCGGCGACCTCTGGCTGGTCTTCCATCAACGCGACGGCGGCGGATAGCGGGGTTCCTTGCACCAGCACGCCTGAGCCTATCAAAGCCTCACAGGGCGTATTTGGTGGCTACTTCATCACCAACCCGAACACTGCGGATATGTGGGTTCACATCTACAACGTGGCGTACGGCTCGGTCACGGTGGGCACGACCGTTCCTCAACTGTCGTTTCGGATTCCAGGCAATTCGACAGAATCACGGGCGGCCAATCTGGAGATCTCGCAGGGCATTCAGTTCTCAGCGGCGATGAGTTACGCCTGCACGACTTCGGCGGCGGCAAACGGTAATCCGTCGACGGCCTTGGAAGCGGACTTCTTTTACAGGTAGGAGACTATGAAACGAATTGCACTTCTGATCCTGATCCTGGCTTACGGTGTGCCGGCGTGGGCTGCAGCACCGGCAGTTGTCCAGTGCAAGGCGACGGATGACTTCACGAATTCGATAAGCGTCTCCTTCGACTCCACTCCCACAGTGGGGCATCATTTGATTGCCGGTGTCGCGGGATCGAGGGCGAGTATAGATGGCTCTACTGCATCGTTTGCTTCCATTTCAGATAATCAAGGAGGTGGTGCAAATACCTATCAGATCGACCTGAACCATCCCTACAATGATTTTAATAACCGTGCTCTACTCGGGTTTGCAAGCAGCAAGCTGGCGGTAGCCAGCGGAACGTTCACCGTCAGTATGAGCGTCACGGCAGACGGTGCGCTGTTCACAAATTACACAATCTGCGAGGTCAGTAATCTCGCGACGTCTGTATGGTTTGATGGTTCTGCGGTGTGCGATACCGATGCCTCGGCCAGCTGCACGGCGACTCGTGGTGCAGGGAATACAACAAACAATGCTTTTGTTCTCGCACTTTTGAACGGACAGACGGACACCGTGGCTGGAGATCCGACATCGGGATACACCAGCCTGGAACTGAATAACGGAGGGTTTCTCATTGAATCCACGGCCTACAAGATTCTAACTTCGACTGAGACGACGTCCGCGACGTGGACGGGAACGACGCCTCCAACCTACCTGGTAACCTCGGGTCTGGCGGTTTACAAAGGAATCGATTCTGCGCCGCCGCCTTCCGATTCCACCTCGCTACTCACGGGGGTCAACTGATGCTGAAGCGCGGACTACTTGTCGTGGCGTTCCTGCTCTGCGCGGTCCCTGCGTTCGCGACACGAACCTTCTATGTGAGCACTTCCGGCAGTGACTCCAATGATGGATTAACTCACGGGACGGCCTGGAGATGGGCTCCCGGATTCATAGAAGCGACTGGAGTTCCTGCGGCATTAACACCGGCGGGAGATGACACCTACATTTTTAAGGGAGGAGAGACGTGGTTGGGGATTCTACAGCCCTCCTTCAACGGAACATCCGGTCACCCCATTATCTATAGCTCTGGGGATCATTCGTGGTTTGCGGGAGGCTCATGGGTTAAGCCAATCTGGTCGGTGAACTATGTGGCTTCCTATGTGACGAAGTTTTCTGCAAACCACTACTTCGCGATCGATGGAATCGAGATGTCCTACATCATGGCGGCCACGCCTGATGAAGGGGGCATCATCGAGTTATACACTTCGCACCACATCGCGATGAGCAATCTCTATATTCATGGATGGCAGATGCCAGGCTCTGGGCCACGAACAGATGGGGCGCACGGCGGCATCGTTGTCTATAGCTACGATGACGTGGCCGCGGATGCTCCTACGGTCACACTGACGGACAGCGTTATCGAAAACTCAGAAAACACGGGATCCAATACCCAGACTGGACTCGCGGCGCGTTTTATTGGGGTGATGACACGGGTCACCATTCACGACGTCCATTGCGCCGTCTTGTTCACAATCGACTGGAACTATGGCTACCAGTACAACATTGGGTATCCTGGAGGCAACGTGTCTCCTGGAGCCGAACCGTTCCATGGCAACGGCGTCTATATGGATCCGTCAACGCTGGGGCAATCCACGGGCTACATCCGCAATTCGAGATTCCGGGATGTGTCGAGCAATTCCCAGATGGCCTATCCGAATATCCGGGCTGGGGCCACCGCTTACGTGTACAACAACATCTTCTCTGGGAACATTTCCAGTCAAGGTCCGATCCATGTTGATCCTTACAACTACTGCACCGGGTCGATGCACGTTCTGCCGTGTGAAGGTCCGGGAAACGCGGTCATCCTAAACAACGTAGCCTATATCTACGCGACTGAGGAAGACACCAATGAGATGATCCGGATCGGGGATCGATCGGGCGCAAGCACGGGCCCTCAACTTGTCGGCAACCTGACCGCTAATAATAACCAAGTCATCGGCCCATCGGGAACGGTTCTACTGAGTCGGCCGGATCTGATCTCGGGCACCTACACGCATCTCACCAACCTCATCCAGACGTCCGCTCAGGCGACCATGCAGGGCTATGACGAAGCGCACTTGTGGGCTCCACAGAATGGTTCGGGAGATACGGTCGACACGGGCACGGATGAGTCTGGCACGTTTACCAACACGATCGATGGGACGACGCGCACGGGGACATTCGACATCGGTCCACACGAATGGGTGCCGGCGGTGAATCCCAGCGGCGCGAACCGCGAAAGGATGCACGGACATTGAGAAAGCTCCTCGCCCTCCTGCTCTTCGCGGTGACGCTGCAGGTGTGCCTGGGTAGGACTCCGTCGACCTATGTGGTCACTAAGGCAGGAAACGACATGACTGGCGTGGGTAGCCTTGGTAATCCATGGCTCACGATACGCCACTGTCTCGACCAGATGTTACCGGGAGACACCTGTTACATTCGCACCGGCACTTACAACGAAGGTCTCCAGATGGGCTACAACATTGGGTATGGTGGCACAATGTCGGGGACGTCTTGGGGTAATGCCAACACACTGGCCGCATGGCCGGGCGACACCGTAACCCTAACCAACGACGGCTACGACAACGTGATGACCTTCAACGGTCAGTATGGCGTGGACCACTTCCCGCAATACTGGATTATTCAGGATCTCATTTTCGATGGAACAACGGGCAGCAAGTCGCATTGCTCCGTTCCGCCTACTTGTACCGGGATGATCAACGGCGGTGGCGACCACATTAAATTTATCAATGTAACGGTCACGCACTCCGCTTCGAATGGAGTCATTTTCGATGGCGACGACTGGGAGTTTTTGAATCTAAATGTCGACCACTCCAGCACCATCGCGGCCAACGATACGGATCACGGGATCTATTGGCACGGGAACCACAGCATCATGATCGGCGGTCGGATCCACGACAACACCGGGTACGGCATTCAGATGTACAACGGAGGCACGCTGGTCAGCCACAACGTGGTGACTGGAGCGCGCCTCGACCACAACTATGTGGGGCATCTATACCCTGTTCAGCACGGTGGTGGCGGCGTCGTCGCGGGTAGCGGCTCAGACAACCATGTGATCAATTCGATCATCGACCACAATTTCGGCAACGGTGCCGATATCGACTACCGATGCGGCCTTTATAGCGATGGTTCAGTTCCGGATTTTGCGAATCCTTGCGGTCTACGCAACAACACCATCGCGTTCAATGAGCAGTCCGCGGTAGCTCTGGGTTACAACAACGGTACCTCAGCTGCGGATTGCATGGCCTTTTTCGGGCAACCCTGCACCAAGGCGATTCTTGAAAACAATATCTTCTACGGGAACGGCACTGACGATTATTCGATGATCAGCGGCAATGCCACAGTCACAGAGAGCAATGATTTAAAAGGCGTGAATCCGTCGTTCGTGGATGCTGCGGCTGGGGACTTCCGGATCTCATTGATGAGTGCTGCAGCAGGTTACGGAGTCAACCGGACATCGCTCTGCTCGGGGATCCTGCTCTATTTGTGTACGACGTTCGCGAACCAACCCCGCCCGGCGATGGGCGCCTGGGATGCCGGCGCGCACAACGCAGGAGATGTGGCGGGGACGCCCAGCACGATCTCTGCGATCTCCCCGACGTCTGCCTCGCAAGGTGACACGGCCGCGATCAACGTCGTTGGCGCATCGACGAACTTCGTCAACAGCACGACAGTCTGCACGATGAGCGGAACCGGGATCACGATCAACAGCACGACGGTCTCTGATTCCACTCACGGGGTCTGTAACGCGACGCTCAGCGGTGGTGCAACGCTGGGTCTTCGCTCCCTGACGATGACCACCACCAGCGAGGTGGCCACGGGAACGAACGTCTTCACAGTGAATTCTCCGATCAGCATCACGGGAGTGCTGCCCGAAGATTCCAGGCAGGGCAATGTGCTTGCGATCGCAGTCGTGGGAAGCGGCACTCATTTCTCGAATGGGACATCGGTGTGCAGCTTCTCGGGCTCCGGCATCACTGTCGGCAGCACGACGGTGGCGGACGCCACTCATCTGGCCTGCAACGTCACCATTGCGTCGAATGCGCTGGTCTCCACTCGTTCTTTGACGGTGACCACCAGTGCTGAGGTGGTGACTGCGGTGAACTCGTTTGCGGTTTCCCCTTTTACAAATGCCGGTTCGATACCTTTGAGGAGGCACTGATGCACGATCCAGGCCCACGTATGTCGATGTGGTTTCACTTTCTGGAGTCTCTGTCCACAACAGGCGCGGTGTTGGTAGTGATGTTCACCCTGTTCGTCATCGGGATCTTCATGACGGTATTCAAGGTCGACGCCGGCCCACGCGTCACCGAGGATTCGTTTATTGCACTGACGACGGCGGCAGGGACTCGGTCGCTTCAGAAGAAGGAGGACCGGGAGCATCCACCGATCGGGGGTTCTCCGGGGCCTGGACCTGGGTAGCGTTCCAGCCGATGAGTTCCATGACTAAGTGCGGTGGAGTGCCGGTAACGGCTTTGAAATCGCGTACCAGTTCAAGGAGCATCTGCTGGCGGTCAGAATGCCATTGTTGGTGTTCAGCGTAGGTGAAGAGTTTCGGTCCTGATTTCGTTTCCATGGTTCGCGATTGTATGTCAAGGTGAAGCAATTTTGAAAGGAGTGGGAGTTCTATGAAAGTGATTGCAGTAAGACCGGTCTACTACGGTGACATTCGCCGGCGCATTGGCGATGTGTTCTCGATCGCGGATCAGCCGCGGCGCGCCGCGATCTCGGAGAAGGAAGCGGAGTTGGCGACCTTCAAGGAGGCGGCGGACAAATCGGGCAAGGTGCCTCAGGCGTTCTCGTCCATCGCGATGAGACGCGCTCCTAAGGGTGCGGTGGAGAATGTGAGCACGGCGGCCCAGGGAGTGGCTACGCGCAACGAGGAGCTCAAGAAGCAGTTCATGGGGGATCCTGAGGGCCGCAATCTCCTCAGCGGCGACGACGACGGCGACGACAGGTCGAGCGCGATTTAAGGGAGGCTCTTCATGGCAGCGTCACGGGAAACCATCGCCAGGCAGGTTCTCCAGAATCTGGGGATCTCGACAAAGGTCACCAGCATCTCCAATCCGCAGACCGCGGAGGAGAAGTCGATTGCTGCCGTCTATGAGACGGAGCGCGACTACGTGCTGGCCGATTTCCCGTGGCCGTTTGCCACCGAGTTCATCACCCTGGGTGCGCCGGACGGCGATCCCGCAGATCCTGTCAACACAGACTGGACATTCGCTTATCCGATACCTGAGGGCTATGTGACGCTCCGGCGCCTGGTTCCTCCAGAGGGTCGACTGTGTGATCGCAAGATCCCTCACCGTGTCGGCCGTTATGTGGATCGCATGGTGATCTTCACCGACGAGATTGATGCTGTCGCGGAACTGACCATTACCATCATCGACGAGAATTTATTCGATAGTCACTTCATTGCGGCGCTGGCGTGGCGGATCGCCGGCCGGATCGCGCCGGCCCACACCAAGATCAAGGATGCCGTGGTGGTCTGCAATAACGCCTATATGTTCGAACTGGGACGGGCGGGAGTGCGCGCCCTGGCTGAAGAGCAGCCCGATGCGGAGCCGGAATCCGACTTCACCCGGAGCCGCTATTAATGCCTGACGTTATCCAGCGGGCCTTTGCCGGCGGGGAAATCTCCACCGATATTGGTGGACGTGCAGACCAGGCCAAGTATCAGACGGGCTTGAAGACCTGCAGGAATTTCATCGTCATGCGTCAGGGTGGGGTGACGCGGCGTCCCGGCCACCGATTCATCGATGCGGCAAAGAATTCGGCCAACGTCCTGCTGATGACGCGGTTCGTCTTCAACGAGGACCAAACCTACCTGATCGAGATCGGTCCGGAGTATTTCCGTTTCATTCGCAACGGATCTCAGATCGTGGTGGCCGACGTGCCGGCGTGGGACTCGGGAACCACCTATGCGGTGGCGGATCTGGTCTCACTGGCGGGCGTGAACTACTACTGCGTGTTGGCTCACACCAGCCATACGCCTCCGAACTCGGCTTACTGGTATCCACTCACAGACGATATCTACGAGATCCCGACGCCTTATCTGAACGCCGATCTCGACATGCTGCGGTTTACCCAATCTGGTGACGTCGTCACGATCACACACCGGGGGTACGAGACCAGAGAGTTAACGCGGCTGGCGCACACGGCCTGGACCCTCACCAAGAAGCTCTACGGTCCAGCGATAGGAGCGCCCGGCGGTGGGGGTGGTGGGATCGTGGTTCCCCCTCCTGATGAACGGATTCCGGGAGAAATCAATCTACTCGACTTCGATCCCTTTCGAGATGGCGAAACTGCTGATGATGCGGCGTTTCTGAACTTTCTGAATGCGGTGCGTCTCAGCGCCAATAAGAGGGGGTTCATGCCAGAGGGTGTCTATGCGATCAGCGAATCACTCTCGGATATCGATTACAGCAACGTCGAGATCAGCGGCGCGGGAAAGTCGGGTATCCACAATGTCGGCCCACTGACAACGGGAACGGTGATCAAGTGGATCGGCGCCGCGCAAAGTCCTGGCGAGAGCATGTGGAAATCCGCTCCTGTGGAAGGGGCTGGGAATCAGTATCTGTCCTGCGTCAAGTTCAAGGGCTTCACGATGGACTGCAATGGGCTTGCTGCTCGTGGCATGGATACGCGTTCGCACCGGGACTGGGATTTCGATTTCTCGTGCTTCAATGCCACTGAGACGGGCTGGTATGCCGGCGTGGTGACAACGCTCGGCGATCCCTGCGATATGCAGGATGGGATGGGACACTACTGCGGCCGGCAGTGGGAGGCTGATGGATATGGTGCTTATTGGGCGGGAACCGCCGCGGCCAATTTCTCGAAGAATAAGCTCGATATCGAGATCGCGTACAAGAATACTCCGGCGATCTATTCGGTCAATTGCGACAACAACACGATCCTGAAGAGTCGCCTCGTGGGACACCCAGTGCGGCTGGCAAACCGGTGCTGGATCATGGCAGGCGGTCCTGCGGGCTTCAACGTGGTGCGGGATGAGGTCATCATTGAGCATTCCGGATCGGATCCCATCCAGGCTTCCGGTACCAGTGACGGATTCGCGTATCCCTCCTACAGCAACCGGGTGACTTATTACGACGAGGAGAACTCCGGGCATCCCGACTGCTTCGTGCTGGGGACCGGCGCCACAGCCTGGTGGGGCACCAAGGACACCCCGGCATTCGACGGAGATTGGGAAGGATTCACGGTGGTTCCTGTGCCCAATACGGGCGCATTTACCACCATCGCGGGGGCCACTGGAAGAACTCAGCTTGTGCCGCATGGCCGCTGGATCTACTTCGCGTTCCAGATTGTCGATAAGGGGTCGGCTGGCGGGAATTACATCGAGGTTCCCCTCGGGTTCAGCATCACTCCGGATGCCGCCTCAGCATTCACGGGAACGATGATTGGTTCTGATGTGAATACCGTCTCGGTTCTGATTCCTGCCGGCGGTTCCAGTGCCTTTGTAACCACCGCCGAGGGGCCCATGGTCTTCAACAACGGCGACATTTACATCTGCGAAGGGTTCGCAGAGACCTACGCGGGTGGAGTGTAGTGAGCAGCTTTTACCTGGTCACCTCGATCGACGACAACACCTTTGAAGAGAGCGTGCCCACGACGCCGATCGGTCCGGTGGCCGACGCCACCGCCGATGCTCCCGCGGTCATCAATTGGGACGCGGTGGCCAACGCCCGTTATTACAACATCTACAAAACCATCAACAGCATCTACGGGTTTGTGGGGGTGGCGGGGCCGGATCGGACATTCACCGACGACGGCATTGTTCCAGATCCGGCGGTTCAGCCTCCGGTGACTCGGGATGCGCTTGATTCCAGTGACAATCGGCCCGCGGTCTCGACTTACTATCAGCAACGGCTGATGGTGGCCAACACCAACAACGAGCCGGAGTCGGTCTTCGGATCCCGTACAGGCCTGTTCACGAATTTCACGATCTCGTCGCCCATTCGTGCCGATGACGCGATCAAGTTCTCCATGGCTGACGTCGAGGTGCAAGAGGTGCGGCATCTGGTCGGGACGTTAGATCTTCTGTTGGTGCTCACCGGAAACAGCATCCGGCGGGTCATGGGAGATGCGGCCGGGGTGCTCCGGCCTACCGAGATCAACCCCAAGCAGCAGAGCGGGTTCGGCGCCTCGTGGGTTCCTCCGCTGATCATCGGAGAGTCGATGCTCTACGTGGAACGGCTGGGTTCGATGGTCCGCGACATGGCGTTCGACTTGAATGCGGCCAGCTTTGTGGGATCCGATCTGACGATATTCGCCGCGCATCTGTTTGAAGGATTCACGCTGGTGCGCGCAGCCTACGCACGGGTACCGCATTCGATTGCCTACTTCGTTCGCTCCGATGGCGTCATGGTGGGACTGACCTACATCAAGGAACAGCAGATCTGGGCGTGGCACCGGCACGACACCGATGGGTATTACGAGGACGTTCAGGTGGTTCCGGAGGGTCTGGAGGATGCCGTCTACGTTGTGGTGCGCCGCACTATCGGCGGGGTGCAGAAACGGTATATCGAGAGATTCTCCTCACCGATCGTGGCGGATGTGAAGCGGAACGCCGATACGGCATTTCTGGATTCGTTCCTGACCTATGACGGGAGGAATCAAACTGCCACCACCATGACCTTATCTGGGACGGACTGGGGGGTGATCACAGGAGATCCGCCTCCGGACATCGCGGAGGTTCCCGACCTGACGTTGACGGCCTCGGCGGCATTCTTCCAGGCGCTGGACGTGGGCAACGAAATCGTCATGCGGGCGCCGAATTCAGACGGATCCACCGACGAGGTCCGCATCAAGATCACGGCATACACCAGCACGACGGCGGTGTCTGGCCGGCCCAACATCGAAGTACCGGGCACCTTGCGCGTAACCGCGGTCACCGACTGGGACCGCGCGGTAGACCAGGTGTCCGGGTTCGATCATCTGGAGGGCGAGACCATCGGCCTGCTGGCAGACGGCAACGTGCTCGAGCCGCAGATCGTCGTGGATGGACGCGTCAGTCTGGGTGGTTTCTACGCGGTGGTTCATGGTGGCCTGCCCTACCTTTCGGATTTCGAGACGCTCGATCTGGATCAGGCGGGATCCCAGGTCGCGGCCTCGAAGAAAAAGGTGAACGTGATCACGCTGATCGTGAAGAATTCCCGCGGGATCTATGCCGGGCCGGATCTGGATAACCTGAGTCTGCGTGGCCAGGATCTCAACACCAACGAAGCCAACGATCCCAACGCGTTGATTACCGGCAAGATTGAAATGGGAATCAGTTCCACATGGGGACAGACGGGGCGGTTTATCGTGCGACAATCGGATCCGCTGCCGCTGACCATACTGGCGGCCATTCCTAGTGTGGATATCGGAGGATAGATGTCTCAAACGGTGGCAACGGTCTTTAGCGGCGTCGGGGTCGGGTTCTCGGCCAACGCGTCGATCCGCGCCGGATCGGCCGCAAAGCAGGCCGGGGACTACAACGCCCATGCCATCATCGATGAGGCGGGCTACAACGCCAAGGTGGCCGAGTACAACGCCAAGGTAGCGGATCTGCAGGCGCAGGATGCCATCAACCGGGGCAATGTTGCCGAGAGCACGGTGCGGGCGAATACAGCCCAAAAGGTGGGGGAGACGCGGGCCAGCTACGGGGCACAGGGGGTCAACGTGGACGTAGGCAGCCCTGTGGACGTCGTGCAGGCGGTGGCCAGGGGTGGGGCTGTCGATGCCATGACCGTGAAGCTGGACGCAGCCAGGGAGGCTTGGGGGTACAAAACGGTGGCCGCTAACGATACCGCGCAGGCGGCGGCGATCACCAACAAGGGAACGGTGGACGCCTGGAATGCCCAGCAGGGGGGCATGGTGGCGCGGAATGCCAGTCGGGCCAGCGCAGCAGCGCAGATCATTGGCGGCGCCGGCACCCTGATTCGGCAACGATACGGAGCGAGGAAGCCATAAATGCCACAAGTCAGTTCGCCCGGCGCGCGGTCAGTTCAACCGAATCCGATTCCTTCGGCCACTCGCAATTTCATCCAGACGCCTCGCATCGATCAGGCGGCCACTGCTCAAAGTGGTGGATCCGAGATTGGTGGTGTCGTTGCTCAAATGGGTTCCCAGATCCTGGAGCAACAGCAGGTCATTGCCGCCGCCGCACGCAAGGCAGCCAACACGACCGCGGTGACCGATGCCCACAATCAACTGCTGATCAAGAATCAGGATCTGCTCTATGGGCCTCAAGGGGCACTGTCGGTGTCTGGCAAGGACGTGCTCGGTCTTCCGGATACGGTCAGTGAGGCCTACAAAAAGAACGCCAATGACATCGCCCAGAATCTGTCGAATCCCGAACAGAAGGCGGCGTTCTCGGATCTCGCCACCAAGGAATACATCTCCACGATGGAGAAGGTCCACGTCCATGCCGACAGCGAATACAGGGCATTTTCTGAGAAAACCCAGGCGGCCAATATGGATTTGATTGTCAATGCGGCGCGCCTCAATGCCGACAATCCCAACGATGTCCAGGACGCCATCGATGAGATTCGTCAGAACACCACGAAGTTCGGTCTCGACCATAAGTGGAGTGCCGACATGATCTCCGAGTCCATCGATAAGAACACCAGCAAGGCGGTCGAGGCGGTGGTGGGGCAGGCCAACAACGATGGGAATAGTGGCCTCGCGCGCAAGTACATGGAGAAGTATGGCCACCAGATCGAGGATCCCAAGACGCAGAGCACGCTGATGAAAGAGATCGGAGTGCAGGACGTGCGTGCGGCCTCGCAGAAAGCCTCGGATCTCCTACTCGGCGGCGGTGCGGTGGGTATGACGACAGCGCCCACCATCAAGGATGCCTACGATCGGAAGACGCTACAGAATCCAGATGGCACAGTCTCGACGGCCAGCACGATCGGCATTGAGGAGGATGGTAAGGAGGTCGTGATTCCGAGGGTCATCGATGGGGTGAGGTATTCGAATCAGGATGCGATCGCCTACTACAAAAAGACTGGGGAGCACTTCGGCAAGTTCGACACGGCGGCACATGCGGAAGTCTACGCAGAGCAGTTGCACAACCAACAGCAGCGGGCGCTGGCGGGAGAATCGACGGATCCGACGCTGGAAGAGCTCCTCGCCCAGGTCGATCAGATCCAGGATCCGGCGACACGGGACGCCACTGAGGAGCGCGTGCGGTCCCGGTACACGGCTATTCGTCAGGATCGTAACCAGCAAGAGCAGGCGCGCAACGCTGCGGTGAAAGACACTGTCGACAAACATTTCCAGGCCATGACCAACTTCGTCGACACGATGGCACCGACAGTGGGCTGGCAGGATGCTGTTGATCAGATTCCCCCATCGGCTTGGGCGGCATTGCCGGAGGCTCAGAAGTCTGCGGTGATCACCTACGCCAAGAGCCGTTCGGCCAAGAAGCAGACGGAGAACAATTTCGGCGTCTACCAGGCGCTGATGGTGATGGCGTCGGATCCTGCCACGAAGAACGATTTCGCCAAGATCGATCTCAATTCAGCGAAGTACCTCAACAGTCTCGACGATTCGCACCGCGATGAACTGGTCAAGATCAAGGCGGCAATCATCAAAGGGGATGACAAACAGGCCGACGCGCTGATGAATGGATTCCGCACGCAGAACGAAGTGGTCAACGAGACGATCATGCCATTGATCGAGAAGACAGTGGGAACGACAGGGCCTGCGCCCAAAGAGGCTGAGGCGAAAATCCGTCAACAAGTCGAGCAGTATCAGATTCAATTCCAGGTTGCCACCGGCAAGCCTGCCAGTAAGCAGGATCTTCAGGGGTACGTGGATGGCCTCATCATTCAGGGTGACGATATTCCAGGGTCGATCTTCGGAACCTTCTGGACGTCCAGCGCCAAGCATGTCTATGAACTGGGACCAACCGACAAGATGAAAGTGGGTGGCGTGGAACTGACAAAGGATGAGATTGTCAATGCTGCATGGGCGTTGCGCCAGCTGGGCAAGCCAGAGACTCCAGCCAACATTGCGGCCACGGCTAAGGGTGCAAGGAAGTGAGCCGTCCCAGCGATTACCTCGCGGCGGCATCTCAAAAACTGCCTGATGAGGGCCCCGTCACCGATCCCTCACTGGTCCATTCCACCATGGTCGGCACTCAACTGGCTCCGGACACAGCTGGGAAAATCAAGCACCTCTCGCAGGTCTCCGGCATTCCGGAGGATGTCGTCGCCCGTAACTTCGATCAGGTCCACAAGAAAGTCACGGCGGATCAGATCCCAGTGCAGGCCATCCAGCAGCAGTCTCCGGTGCTGGCCAAGCAGTTGAAAGATCCCGGCGTGATGGCGATGAGCCAGGACGAATTGCCGCATTTGGGATTCCTCGATCACACACTCCAGATCCTGCACGATGTGACGTTCTCGGCAGTCTCGGGAGTGGAGTCCGGCATTGGTGGATTTCTAAGGGGTGCTCCAGCGATTGCTGAGGCGGCGCAGCGCCTGCCCGGTACGTTGCCGATCAGTCCGTTGACGATGCCGCTGGCGCTGGCAGGCAAGGCTCTTCAGACAGCGCCGGGCAAACCGTGGTGGTACACGCAGGGCAACGCCATTAAGGCTGCTGGCGAACAGGTCTCGTCATTGGCACAGCGCACGGCGATTCCAGAAAATCGGCAGAACATCGTCACTAAGACGAGCGCCGCGGTAGGGCAGTTCGTCCCTCTTCTGGCTGCATCCATTTTGGGTGGTCCTGAGGTGGGTGCGGTCATGATGGCCTCCCAGTCCGCTGCGGAGTCTGAGGCGCAGAGTCAGCCGGACAACGCGCCACAGTACAAGAAGGATCTGGAGACACTCACTGCGGCCGGTATCGGTGGCGTGCTCGGTCTGGTCGACATGAGCATCCTGATTAAGAAGTTGCCACTGTCGATTCGCAATAAGGTAGTGCGGGAGTTGGCCGACATTGCGGCGGCTGGTGGAATCCAGGCTCTCTACACAGCGGTCCAGTCTCTGCTTCTCGAGACTTCGCGCCATATTCTCACGAATCCAGATCAGAAGATTGGCGAAAATCTTGCGGCAGAAACGGCTCAAGGTGGACTCACTGGCGTGGTGATGACCATGCTGATGTCGGCAATCGGTATACGCGCCGAGTCCCACTTCGCGGTTCGTCAAGAGAATCTGAAAACCATCACCAAGGCGGTGACTGAGGCAAAGCTGACAGAGCGGTCGCCGGAAGCCATGCGCCAGTTCATCGCGGATCACGCGGTAGCGGCGGGCAAGGAGACCGTCTACGTCGCACCGGAAAAGGTCGAGGAGTATTTCCAGGGCAAGGGTGTGGATCCGGCGCTGGCGATGAACGACGTGATGGTGGGTGGGGCTGAGAAGTTCAACGAGGCCAAGGCCACCGGGGCGGATCTGGCGATTCCCTTTGCCGATTACGAGGTGAAGCTGGCGCCGGAGCACGGGACGTTCTTTGACAAAGAGATTCGTTTCGATCCCACCGAGATGAGTTTCAATGAGGCCGCCGAGTGGGCAAAGGAGGAACGTGCTGCGATTGAAGCTCTGGCGTCTGGAAAACCTCTTCCTGAATTGGGCGCATCGGCTGAGAAAATCAAGCAGGACATTCTGGGGCAAATTTCTCAACGGTACTCGCCTGGGGCTGCAGAAGCCAATGCTGGATTACAGGCATGGATCTATCAGACGCTGGCCGCAAACTACGGCGTGGATCCCTTCGTTCTCTATGCGAAGTACCAGCCGAAGCAGGGCAATCAGATCAACTTCCCATTGCCGTCGATTCTGAAACAAGCCGGGGCCATCGATCATCTCGACGTGATGTTGGACCGGATCCGCCGCAATGACTTTCCCAGCCAGGGTGAGTTGTACGGCAAGTCTCTCGTCGAGTGGTTGCGGGGTGTGGGCGGGGTTCGGGACTTCGGCGGTGATCTTGCTTCCTTGGAACCGGACAAAGGCTTGAAACCCTTTACGCCGAATTTGATTCAGCCGGCGAAGGGTATGGAATTGGATCTCGCGGTGACACGGGCGATTGAGGAGGGGTACTTACCAGAGGGTTCCACAATCAACGACCTGATCAATTCGGTGGATCAGGAGATCCGGGGCGAGGCGGTCTACGCTCAGTCGGCGTTGGAGAATCCTGCCGCGCAGGAAGCGATTCAATTGCGGGCGCTGGCCGAATATCTCAAGACGCAGGACATCGAGATCACCAAGTTATCGAATGATCAGATCAAGAAGTTGCTGGAAGAGGCGGCGAAGATTAAGACGAACGCTGAGGGTGCGGTGGAGTTATTCCAGCTTGCGAAGGAGAACGAGCCCCGCGGGTTTGGTTCTATTGCGAAGCATTTGACGCCTGAAGAAAGCGCGAAACTGAGAACCGACTCCGCACAGAAGCTGGCGGATCTCTTCAAGGCGTTGCCGCCGGATGCCGATTTCGAGGCGGCCGCGCTGGCGGGTGAAGCAAAGAAAGGCTGGTATGCGAAGTCAGCGGAAGCCATTCGGCAGATCTTCGGAGATCAGGATGCGCCGCGCTTTGCGGCCCTGCTTGCCGCGATGTCCCCACAGACCAGCGTCGAGATCAATCTTCTCAACGCTGCCACGATGTGGCGGAACTGGACGCGTGCTGGGCGGCCGACTGATCGTGAGGCGATCATCGATCTGATGGGGCAGTCCGTTCAGGGTGGCCGCGGGCGGGCCTCGGTTCTCGATGCATGGGTCAACAATTCGGTTCGGGCGCTGGGTGACGAGAACCCGATGGCAACGACGTTGTCTGGGCCAAAGGTCGATTCGTTCATGCGGAACCTGCTGGGCAATGTGCAGGCGGTGACACTCGATGCGTGGATGGCGAACTTTACTCTGTTGGATCAGACTGTCTTCGGTGGGAGTCTGACGAAAGGGGGTGATCCCGGTAAGGGCGCGGCGTACCTGGCGATGTCGGCAAAGATCCGGAGGGTGGCTGAGAACCTGACGAAGAGTACGGGCAAGAATTGGACGCCGGCGGAAGTTCAGGAGACGGTGTGGAGTTGGGCAAAGACCGCATACGAACTGGCGGCCTCGAAGGGTGAGACGCGCACGGTCGAGGATCTGGTCAAGAGCGGCGCCATCACCGATTCCATGATTGCGGCCACTCCCGACTTTGCAACCATGCTGACGAAAGATGTAAAATTGCGGGCACTACTGGAGGGTGCAGGTTATGGACCAGTCCTCAGCGCCATTGAATCAACAAATCGTGAACGTGTTGGTCGAAATCCAAAACGACCGATTAGTCGAATCTTCAACCAGGCCGCAGAAGCTGCAGCCGGACTCCTCCGTTCCGCCCGCCGTCTCGACCGATTAGCCAAGCAGCGGGCCACCGAGTCAAAGACATACTTTCAATCCGTCCAGCCCAACGCGCAAGGGTTCTTCTCTCAGCTGGAGTCGGTGGTGATGGACAAGTTCCCCAACACCACTTCGCCCGATCAGGCCATCAGCATCATCAAATCCAGCAAGAACGGGGTGCGTGCGGAGGAGATCAAGTGGAGCGGGATCGAGTCGTGGCTGCGCGCGCATGAGGGCAAGG